TGCGGGTGCAGAATATTTATAATCCAGAAAATTTTGATCGGACACTGCGTGAAGCTGCCAAGTTCATACAGGATCATGCAGCCAAACACACAGTGCTGCCTACAGTGGAACAGGTACGTGCTGTTGGCGGTGTTGATCTTAAACTGGTACCAGAACTTGATGCTCGGCATCTAGAATGGTTCATGGATGAATTTGAAGGCTTTACCAAAAAACAAGAACTAGAACGTGCCATTCTTAAAGCTGCGGATCTAATAGAAAAAGGCGAATTTGATCCAGTGGAAAAATTGGTTAAAGATGCTGTACAGATCAGTTTAACCAAAGACCTTGGCACCGATTATTGGGCTGATCCAGTGGACCGACTTAATCGTTATTTTAGTTCAGGCGGTCAAGTCAGCACCGGGTGGCCACAGCTAGACAAGATCATGTATGGTGGTTTTAGTCGAGGTGAACTTAATATCTTTGCTGGTGGCTCGGGGTCAGGCAAGAGCTTGGTCATGATGAACATTGCCTTAAACTGGTTACAGCAAGGATTACATGGTGTTTACATCACACTGGAACTCAGTGAAGAATTAACTAGCCTACGCACAGATGCCATGTTAAATGACATGAGCACCAAAGATATACGCAAAAATATCGACGATACTGCACTAAAGATTCGGGTAGCTAGTAAACGTGCTGGTAATTATCGTATCAAATATATGCCTGCACAAAGTACAGTAAACGATGTGCGTAGCTTTATCAAAGAGTATCAGGTTCAAACTGGTAACCGTGTTGATTTTGTGATGATTGACTACCTGGATTTATTGATGCCTGTATCTGCAAAAGTGTCACCCAATGATTTGTTTGTCAAAGACAAGTATGTTTCAGAAGAACTGCGTAACTTAAGTAAAGAATTGGGTATGCTAATGATTACTGCGTCACAGTTAAATAGATCCGCGGTAGAAGAAGTTGAGTTTGATCATAGCCATATTTCAGGTGGTATCAGTAAGATCAATACCGCAGACAATGTGTTTGGTATCTTTACCAGTAGAGCCATGCGCGAACGTGGCAAGTATCAAATACAGTGTATGAAGTCTCGTAGCAGTACAGGTGTAGGACAAAAGATTGATTTAGACTATAACATGGAAACCATGCGTATCATTGATTCAGGTGCTGAAAATTCTGAATATGTAAGGCCTCAAACTGAAAAGATTTATGACAGAATCAAGCCAAAAAGTACGCTAAATGACACCGCAGATACAGAAACTGAAACTGCTAAGGTCTCAGTAACATCTAACAGTAATAAACTCAAACAAATGTTGGCAGGCTTAAAGAGCACCAACGAAGTTTAATTCACCGCTAAATAATAAACTGGAGGACATTGTGCAACGACGCACCAGAAGTATTTTAGCCGAATTAGACAGCATGGGATTGAGCAGAGATAAAGAAAATTTTGTCGAAACTCGAGCAGCTAATGTTATTCAAGGTGCTATACATTTATTACAGTTTATAAAAGAAAACTATGATTTAGAAACTGCCAGTGAACTCGAGAGAAGATTAATTAACAGTATACGCAGCGGCGATACAGCTAAGTTTACTAGAGGTATTAGGAAAATTAAGGATGACTGATCTACTAAAAATCTACGAAGGCGGTGCAGCCATTCCTGACAGCGTGCCAGTGGCCAAAGATGATGTTAAAGCAGTGGTGGCAAAGGCTAAAAGTTTGTTACCACCAAAAATTGCAAAACACATGCAGGCCAACATTGGCAGTGCAGGATTCAAAGTGCAGTCAGGTGATATTGATATCATGGTAGAAGCACAGGACGTAGTAGATTTTTTTGCAACACAAGATAATCGTGATCCAGTGAAAGATGCCAAACAACTATTAAAAAAACATTTTGAACAGCAAGGTATTGTCAGTGTAGTTTCAGGACGTAATGTTCACATTGGTATTCCTTATCAAACCGCGAATGGTCAAAAAGCACTGGCACAAGTTGACGTTATGGTTATCCATGACGCTGCTATAGTAGCGCCTTGGCATCAACACGGTCCTAGAGGTGCCTACGACGATCCTGAATTTAAAGGCAGCCATGTGTTTATACTGTTGAATAGTTTGGCCAAGTACCTTAATTTGAAATTTGATTCTTTTGGTGCCAAATTGATGAACCGTGACACCAATGAAGTGGTTGGTCGTACCAGAAAACAAGTTGCCAAGATCCTAATAGGCCCACGTGCCAAGGAAAGTGATTTAGACAGTGTAAAAAGCATAATGACAGCATTAGAGCGTGATCCTGACAGTGAAGGTAAGCTAGCACAAGCACGTCAAGATGCTGCCAAAGGTCTATTGCGTTTGCCAGAAACAGCACGCCCAGGCACTGCTGCTTGGTTTAGACAAATTACAGATCGCATGCCATGAAAACCTATATAGATTTTCTAGTTGAAGCCGGGGAAGGACCCAGAATACCGCATCCAGAAGATTCGGTGTTTCAGGGCAGTGCAGAAGCAGTAAAACAACTGCAAAGTTTACAAGGTGTAGTCGCTAATCCCAAGAACATTAGTATTAAATGGGATGGTATGATTGCCCTATACTTTGGAAGAGACAGCGCCGGGCAATTTTTTATTGCCGATAAGTACATGCCGGCCAAAGGCATATATCCAAAAAATCCCAACGAATGGGTTCAGTATGATCAAAGTAGAGGTGCTAATCGTGCTGACCTTTATGCCAAGATTAATGCAATCTGGCCCGGACTCGAAGCTGCTGTTGGGCGTACCACTGGTATCTTCAAAGGCGACCTTATGTTTATAGGTCCCTTACAGCCTATGAATGGGTATTTTGTGTTCAAACCTGTTACAGTCGAATATCGTGTGCCTGTCAACAGCGACCTAGGAAAACTCATTGAAGGTCGTCGAGGTATGATCGTGGTCCATCAGTATAACGATAACCCATGGAATGGGAAAGGGTTAACACCTAATGAGCAAATGGCAGTTATACCGGCTAATATGGGTATTAACTTTCGTTTAAAATCTCCAGTAAAACTAACCAATACTGCTGCAATGCTGTTAAACAAATATGGTAACAACCTAGATGTTTTCTTAGGTGGATTAAGCAAATCTGCAAAAGAGGCCTTGTTAAAGTATTTGATGCATTTTAAGGTTGGAAAAACCAAAGAGAAACTATCAGACTGGCTGCGTCAAAATGTCAGTAACAAGCAATATCAACTGTTGATCGGCGACAACAACGACGGATACCTGATTGAAAATAGGCAGATGTTAGATATAACTTTTAAAATTTGGAATGCTATAGCATCTTTTAAAGAAAACTTAGCTCAACAACTTGAGGGTCAGGTACAAGGTTTTGAACAGTACGTCAACGGCAGTCCGCAAGGCGAAGGTTTTGTAGTGCCCACTGCTGGAGGGTTAGTTAAGTTGGTGCAGCGTGGTGGATTCAGTGCAGCACACTTTGCTGGCTTCAATCCCAAAAAATAATCACTTTGATAAATAATTACATACGCGAAAGCGTAACATTTTAAAGGAAGAGTAAAATGGCAGAGTTTATGAGAATTAATGGTTACTTCGGTAACTTTACAGCAGATGGTTTGTTAAAAAGCACCAGTGATCTAAAAATGTTTAGACTAACACTGCGTTCAACCAGCAATGGTTCAAACACAGCCATCGATCTACAGGACAAAGACGGTGACAATGCTGCTACAGCTTCAACAACAGAAGCAGATCAGCTAGTTGAATTGGTAATCAAAGAGTTGAATCCTCTAATGTACCAAACCAATGCAGCAGCTACAGGCGTTATGTTTGCTCTAGTACACGGTCATAACGTTGATGCAGCTCAAATCAAAGCTCGTATCGTTGGTATGAGCCGTGGCGCTACAATTGGTAGTGATACCGCTGTAGAGCAGGTAACAGGACTAACCACAGTCACAGTCTAATCTAGTTAGACACAAAAAGCTCGCTTCGGCGAGCTTTTTTTTGGCTGTAAATTCTATCTATAAATATTTTTATGAAAAGAATTAGTTTCTATACCCTGATTGATATCACTCCCACTGGTGTAATATCACAAAACAAAACTGATGCGTATCGTAGAAATCAACAGCGTAATTGGGAAACAATACAGCAGATCTGTAATCTACGCACACATGCTGTAATTGTAGCTGATCCTGTTGAGCCACGCACAGTTAATCTTGCACACCATCAATTCGGTGGATTCTATTCAGGTGATCAAAAATGTTGGAAATGTATTTTTGATTTTGATACAACAGATCCTTTGATAACAGACAAATTGATATATGACTTTAATCAGGTTCCTGTGATAAAAGGCCTTGAAGAAACAGTGAGCTTGCCGGATCCTTTAATATATTCCTCGGGACAACTCAAAAACTTATACTTTAAAGTTTTGGAATAATAGGTGTAAATAAATGAACTACCTACATCCGTGGAGGTTTTCCTTTTAGGATAAAGAATATATATGTCATCTGCTATTGAAAAAGAAAATTTGGAGGCCCACGTGGAATTGTGTGCTGAACGCTATAAACAGCTGAACATGAAGTTAGACAGCTTAGATACTAAGGTCACGTTCATGGAAGGCATGATATCAGATATTAAAACCTCATTGTCAGAAGCCAATGATAAACATAATCGTCAATTGATAACCATTGGCACAGGGATTATACTCAGCTTGATGGGTGCTATTGTTACTCTGATAGTAGCACTAAACCGGATGGGTTAATATGCGAATAGTAGAATTCATGGGCGGCGTACAGTTGTCCATAACCAATGAAGAAGCTGACGTACTAGCAAAATTTGATAATTTGTCCGATCCTATATCAAAATCAACTCTTAGTGAAAGAGAGCAAGTGATTGCTAATCAATTAGTTAACAAAGGTGTATTAGTTAGAAAAAATCAAGATGGACAAATCAACTACCGTAAACAAGTCCAAAGTTGAAGAAGCCGTAAAATACGCGGTCAAGCACGTTAAAAGCTGGACACGCGAAGAACTTAAAAAACTCTTAAACACACCGCGCTCACGACAGGATCTTCCATTAATTATACAAATTGGTAACCATGGGTACATCATTGGTAACTATGCTATCAAACAGGTGCATGATCGTTGGCATATGATTTACAATTACAGCGATGATACTTTGGTATTTGCAAATAAACATGCTGCTATATTTTATGCTGTCTGTAACCAAATTGGCCGCACTGCCATGGCAGATGAAATTAAGAATTGTGACGAGGATATAAATAGACTTATTGTTGAGGTTGATCGATTAAAGCTCAGACTTCAACAAGCTATAAAAAGAAAAAACAGCATGAATATTGATCTCTATCGCAGTCGCTATGAACAGGCGCTAGCACAGTTAAAGACTCGCCAATTTCGATTAGAAAAAACTTTGAAATCGGCTAAATACATTAACTACTAGGAATTACCTATATGAATATTAATGAACTTAATCCCGTTGCATCCAGCCGCAAAATGAATTCTTTAATGGAAAGTCGTTTTGGTTTCACACTGGATCTCGACAAATTGACCTATAGCAAAGCTCAAAATCTTTGCGACATGATCAATGAAAACCTTGGTAGAATTCGACATAGCTTTGGCATACACAAAGCCGAGCGCAATCCAAGATATATGGAACTGTTAATGGTTCGCGAAAGTCTTACCAAGTGGATGAATGAAAACCGTCAACTCTTTGAAAGCGAGATGGGCAAGAGCGAAGCAATACTCGCAGCCAAAGACATGGTAGACAGCATTCAGGACATGGTAGAAAAAGTCAGCAAGATGCAGGTAGAACAGCTACCAGCTCTAATTGACACTATCCGTGATCAAATTGGCATGGCCGAAGCTGATGCATTTAAGAATGCCATGGGTCAACTGTTAACCAATATCAGTCAAGAGCTAGGACAGGCACGTGAAACTGCCGATACCAGCGCTCGTCAACTGGCCGGCGAAGACATGGCCGGTGGTGGTTTAGGTGGCATGGGTATGCCAGGTGGCGCACCAGGAGATATGGGTGCTATGGATGCTATGAGCCCAACAGCGGCCCCCGACCTAGGTGAACCCAGTGATTTAGACTCTGACAGCTTTGGCGGAACTGATGCTGCTGCTGGTGGCATCGAACCAGTTGGTAGAGCCAAGCGTTAATGCGAGCTAAAGAGTTTGCATTTGAGGGAGCTTCGACTCCCTCAATTGCTAATCTGG